AGATCCTGTTACTCTCGCCTGAGAAAGCTTGATTTGCGCCAGAAGAGCAGCGCTATCAACCTGCAATTGATTTAATTCGTCCCTCATTTTTAGATATTCTAATTCAGCTTCATTCTTCCAAACTGTTTGATCAACTCCTTGCCTGTTGATCGCATCTGTTCCGAGAACGGTTCTTTGGGAATGTTCGGCTGTTTTTTTAAACATATCATGCAATCCAGACGTGGTAGATGGTGCTCATTTGCTCGCTATTATATGAGTTAGCCGATCGAGTTTAGTTTCAATGTGAGTCGTGTCGAATCCATTTATCATGAGGTTCTCAATCTCATCGGCGATCTCGAGGAGCGCCCAGATCTGAAGCATTTCCAAGGCGGGCGGTTTTCTTTCTTTGTATATCGCTAATAGCTTGTCCTTGATTGCCTGACGCTCGCTCATACCGCACCGCCTTCGTCATTGATGCGCTGCGGCCGCAGTCGGCGTGCAATTGTCGCTATGCCGGTTCCAAGATCGTCGTCAACATGCAGGGCGTTCACCCGCAGCCGCATGTAACCCGCCGCATGGTTCCAATGTCTGGAATAGGTCGGGTCGCCATTCAGAATCCTGGCAACCATAGTGACGAGTTGTTCGAGGCTTTCCTTAGCTTCACTGGGCAATCCTTCCCAGTTGCGGCCATTACGGATTAAGTTTTTGAGCGTCTGAGCAAACGCCGCTGTGTCGTGGAAAGGGCCATGCGTCTTCTCTTTTTCTCGCAGAAAATCATCTAGGTTGTTCATTGAGTGATTCCTTTTATGTATTCACATAACACGTCGGAGTATTTTCCCCCAGGACGGGTGAAGCAGCCCACGCGAATGTCGGCTTGCTTGGTCCATGGCGAGACATAAAGCTGGCCGGATTTCCATCCAAGCAACACTGCCTCGACACCGGAACCAATCCATTTCCACCCTTCCATGAGCTGAGCCGGGGTCGGGCCGAACAGGTTGCCCTCGACGACCTTGCCCTCAGCCATGATGAGGGGAAGTCTGGGGAGCTTGATGATGAGATCAAGCACCCCAACCGCCCATCGGTCTTCCACTCGACGAGCATGGCCGCCGAGGGTCGCATTGACTTCGGCGACCAGCTTTCGTTTGTAGTCGGACTCTTTCACTCCGCAGCCTTTGCGAAAATATAATAGGAGCCATCATCCGCGCGCTTGACTTCTCCTCTCTTCTGCAAATTGGCGATACCAACACCCATTGATCCGCCTCTCAGACCGGCATTCTCAAGTGCGGCCTTGAGTTCTTTGGAGGTCTTCTGGCCTCCACTGAGGACGCCGAGAATCGTTGCCTCGACCTTGGAGCCGCGCGGCTTGCGGGATTTGCGCGGCGGCGGCGGCGCGGCCGGCCCGGTTTCGTATTCCGGTTCTGCCTCCCACTCCTGAATTATCAGACTGTCTCTCGGAATAGCAGAGCTCTGGACAAGCTTCACAACATCCTCAGCGGCAACAATCGCCGAAATTTTATAGGTCGTCATCATTTCACCTCTTCCTGTTGAGCCCTATCCCGGTAGATCTCGAGCGCGCAGCGTAGGGCACGCGACGCCATCGATAGATTGAATTTCTGATCGAGAAGATTAGGCGCTCGTCGCACTTCTTCTAGATGTCTGATCGCAATTAGCAATATCTCGTCTAAAGTCGTGAGATAGGCGAAGCTGCTCACTTGCGCTTTATCGCTTGTGATTTCCGCCATCGCAGATAGTCCTCTGAAGGCTCGACGCCAGCCACCCGCTTCTTCTCTGGCGGCGCGCGGTTTTTCTCAAGCCACTGTTCGGCGATCGCTCGAGTCCCTGGATCGGTCGCCTTGTTTTTGGCGATCGCTAGAACCTTGGCGTAGCGAAGGGCGTAGCTCATTCCCCATCCTCGTTCATTGCGTATTCACGCTTGATCGACCAACCGTACATGCGCGCAAGCCGATCGATCACATTGACGATCATCGCAATATGATCGCTGGGCTGTAGCTCTGGAAATACGCATGTGATGCACCTCTGGATGACGGCGTGCGTCACGGCCGCCGTCATCCTTTCATACTCAGCCGAATCCATCGCAGAGCCCTTTCAGAACGGAATATCGTCATCGCCGAGCGCGTCCCTAGGACTCCGTACGGGGTCGCTGCGATGGCTGTACGCCGCTTTGTTCATCCGCTTCTCCGCCTGCGCGATCTTGCCCTCTTCGATCTCTTCGGCTTCGTCTTCCATCGAGGTTCCTGTGACGAAGCCTGACTTGATACGCTTGTCGTAAATCGCCTTCATCTCCTCGCCGATCTTCGGGTCTTGAATGATCCCGATGAAGTTATAGTCATAGGAGAAATACTTGTCTCCGGTCGGCCCGGTCTTGCTGACCACCCGGATGCGGTAGCGCTGGTAGATCTGCTCGGACGGCATCAACTGGGTGGTCGAGATGAAGTTCTGGGTCGGAGTGAGTCCCGTGCGGCTCGAAATGAAGATGCACTCCTGTCGTCGGCCATCAGGCAGATCGATCACCCAGAGAACTTCATAGGTTTTCACCGCAGCCGGTTTGGATTTAGGATTGTTGGGCTGGCTCGATCCAAACCGCGCCAATCCGCTCTCGGCTACGGTGCGCTTAGTGGCCCAAGTCTCGGTCGAACCATCGATAAAATTGACCTCAAACACCTGATTTGGAACGTCCCAGTTGATCCCATCCGAGGCTGTGGCGAGAGGACCCACTTGCGAGCTCATCGGCGTCTTCGGAGCCCAGATCTGATAGGTCTTGCGCAGCAGGATCGGCGTGCCGGTGATTTCGGGCCCAAGGTTCACGTCGAGCCTGGTGATCCAGAAGTCGCCCGGGACTGCTCCCGGCTTGCGATCGAGCACTTCGGGGCTCTGGCCCGCTAAAAGCTTTAGTTGGGGCAATTTAACGTCACTTGCGTCGATATTTCCGAACGAAAGGCCTCCTTCTTTCTTGCGCGCCCAGTCGGGAACGCCTGCGCTCTGGTGCGGAGTGATATCGTTGGTCATGATGATTGTCCTCAATTTGACGTGGGGTTTGGCGTTGTCTCTCATAACGTCACCTTTCCGTATTCTTCATTTGCCACTGTCGCTCTCCGTCGCGGTGACGCTGACATAGGGAACGGTCTTGACGGTGAAAATATCGGATGGCAACGGCCGGCCAGCGAGTGCCTCAGTCTTGGCAAAAGCACCAAGCGTGTTTCCGTTGACCGTTTCGGTGATCAGGCCCTCGTTCCCAGTCATGCGCAGCCATTGCATGGCGCGCTCGCGATCCTTTTCGGACGGTCCGGCGCTCCAGCGATTGTTGATGGTCACGCGGCCGACGCCGGGGACATTGACCGTTTTGATGTTCAAATTTGTGAACAAGGTGGGGATGCTGTCGTGAGACAACGTCTCGACGAACTTGGTGAGCTTGGTCGTCTTGCGCGCGAGGTTTTGAATGAGCTCCCGAATCTCAGCAAAGAAAGCGACGACTTCTGCGATGTCTCCCTTTTTGAGGGCTGCGTCGGCGTCGCGAGTGGCGCGGAGGAGGAGGAGATCGAGTTTGTAACCGGCGTATTCAGCGTCGACTGTGATATCAAAATTTAGCATCTGATTTGTCCTTCATTCGGGGGAGCCGCCATTGCGCTCGCGTCCTGAATACGCGATTGAGATTATGACTGTCAAGTGGAACAATCACTTGCGCATAAATTTAATTTGTGCTCAGATCGGGCATGATTCATTTCTGGGTTGCCGTCCTTATCGCTGGCCATTGGGTTGTCATCCCGCAGGATGACGGATGGTTCCGCAATCGCGCAGAGTGTCAGGCTCAGGTGAATCGCGTCAGGGAGATATTCAGCATGGGCGGCATCTCGATAGCGCCGATGCGGTGCACGCAATGAGCCGGTCAGTCGACGACGAGCGCGAGGCTATTGCCCGCATGGCCGACGAGCGGTCAAAGCAGTGGATCGCCGATGGCGTGAGGCTTGCGGCAGGGCAGGGCAATCCCTTCCCAGAATTTGCCGCCGCCATCCGCGCCCGCTATTCCGCCTCTGACGTGGCTCGGGCTGATGAAAACGAGGCGTGTGCTGATCTGTGTGAGCATTTGGGCGATAACGAGATCGCCGCCGCCATTCGCGCAAGATTGAAACAATCTAGCTCTTATGCCGCTGAGCCCGCGTCATATTGCCGCGGGAAATCCCCTTCTTAGTCGCGGTGCGAGTGCCCTTCTTGAGGTCGCCGGCCTTTTGTAAGGACGCCGTCGCCACAGCGTAGGGGTTCACTCCAGGCGAAGACTTCTTAATCTCGCGGACCGCGTCTTCCCAGATCTTTGGCATCACACCACCTTACTTCGTGCAATTAGCCAGCTCCGTTTCAAGCCTATCGACCCGCTGATCAACACCATTGACCGCAAGCCAAACCGATCCATGCGCGGCTATCGCAGTCGCCAAAATCGCCAATAATAGTGCCGGCGTCCACCAATTGTTCATGCCACCGAGATCGTGTTGGAGTCGGCGCTCCCCTGCCCAGCTTGATTGGCCGCCATAACCCGACAGCTGACCGCGAGAAGGTGATCGGCCTGGGTCGAGACATAAGTCGAGTTGATCTGCCCGGGAATGAACGCCCCGGCTCGCAGCCACTGATAACGGAAACTGACCGGAGTAAAATTCCAGGTGCCGTTGGTAGTCGTCAGCGTCGAGCCAATCGCCGCGAGGCCACTCACCACTGGCGCGACTGAAATGGTTGGCGGCAGGATATTGGTCAGAGCGGTTGTAATCGCCGTCGCCATCGCGCTGGGCAAGAGACCGCTTGCCTTGCCCATATTGATCAGCGCGCAGATGTCATTGGTCAGCTTCGAATGAGTCGGAGGCGCGACGCCGGGACGCACCGCGATCGGGGCCGTTTGAAACGAATTGTCTCTGCGTGTCGCGTCAGAACCGAGCGCAGTCACGATGGCATTGAGATCGGAGACGACATTCGCCTCCCATTTATGAATTCTGCCTTCGAGGCTAACCTGGCTTTGAAATCCCGCGATAGTCAAACCCGGCGCATTCGGCATGGGATCACCCGTAATATGGAGTTAGGTTGCGCGGGCCGGTCGTCATCGGCCCGCGGTAGATCGGCGGCGCATTGGTTTGGCCTTGCAGCATGGGAGTCGGAGTGCGAGCATTGCCGACGCCTGCTCGGTAGTAGCCGAGGTTGACGGTGCTCGGATCGATCGAAGGTCGCGCGGCGGGTGGAGCTGAAGCGACTGGCGACGTTGGCCGCCTTGCGAATGGCCCTTGCCCTATTCCCTGAGCGGCCGGACTAGCGACCTCGGCCGGTGGCGGCGGCGCGAAATTGCCAGGATTGGCGCTTCCTCCCGACAGAGGATTGTAAATACCGAAATTGCCAGGATTGGCGCTTCCTCCTGACAGAGGATTGTAAATACCGGAAACGTTCGAGGACGGATGCTGTGGTCTCGCGTTAAAGGGAACCGTCTCGCCTTGGTTGAGCGGCTGAGGGTCGATAATTTTTCCCATGCCGTAAGCGCCCGCAGCCAGAGGACCGCCGCGGCCGAGACCATAGATCATGGCCAGTAACCATGGAGGCATATTCGCCGGCGTGGGCATACTCGAGGGAAGGCCTGCTGCGGCGCCAGGAAAGCCAACCTGTCCTCCAGCTGGACGAGCGGTAAGGCTCAGGCCGAGCGGATTATCAGGCGCGCTTAGGAGTGGGGGCATCAGACGGATTTATGAACTGGGACGCTTGGATTGACCGGGGCAACCGAAGCGGCCGGGGCGCTGTCTGATCGTCGACGCTGCTCGTCTGCGATCGTCTCGTGCTCACAGCTTTCGCTCGGGCTGTCATAGCCATCGGCGGGAACCGATTTATCCGCACGAGCTACGGACTGCTTGGACTTCGATAGATCATATGACTTCCCGGAGTTGGCCATGGCCATGATGAAAGACCTCTAATCGCTCAGCGGTTGGATGCACTATCGCCTAAATCGGGTAAAAACGCAATGCACATTAGATTTGCTTGAACGCCCTACCGATCCATCGGCTGAGCGGCAATGGTATCTTGGCGATTATGGCGCTGGCCTTTTTTCGCGCCTTACTCTTGGAAGACGATCGGCGCGCGATATAAAGCTGAGAGGCATTGAACCAATCGCCGCCCTGTTTGGTCCCCTCATACTTGCCAAACCATGTTCCACTATCACCCTTGATCTGGTTTTCGATCGGCATCAATGCCGGCACGTCGCCCCAAAGATAGAAACTGCCGAAATTCCACCGCGCGCGCCCGACCCAGGGCTGTGCGCCGCGCACGTTCTCGACAATCAGCGGGATATGCCGGCCGGCCGCCTGGCAAGCCTCGCGCTGGATGCGGAAGCATGCCTCGAATAGCGTGTTGTCAGGAGGCGGTAGTGCCTTGGCTCTTTTCCAAGGCATCGCGCAGTAGCTGTAGGCTTGGCATGGTGGAGACGCCACAATCAGCGCCGCATCCTTGAACTGCGAGCCGTGTAGGGTCAGCACGTCCTGCACGACAAGCTGCGCCGGATAACGATGCTCGCCATAGACATGCTGCTCGATGTCGAAGCCGACGACATCGTAGTCTTCAGCGAGTAAGCCTTCCGTCCAGCCGCCAAGACCGCAAAATAGGTCAATCGCCAATGGCGCGGCCATTTAATACGGATCCATTGCGTCGGGGTCATCATCTTCATCACGGCGCGGCTCGATTGGCCGCTTTTTCTGCTTGAAACCTCGCCACGGCGAAGATCCCTCAACCGAGCGGACGTCGTTGTCTTCCCAATCTGCCCCAGGCTGGGTCGGCCACATCGCCTCGAGTTTGAGCGCGTGCGCCTCACTGGCTTTTTCCAGCAGCCTGCCGTAACCCCATTTGAATCTCATCATGTCGCCAGGCATCCGTTCGGTCAGCCCGGCGTGCTCGAATTCGGAAATGATGTCGCCAGGCTCAACCTTAGCGCGGGACCCTTCATGTCGTTTGATCGCTTCGCGGACGTGGGTTCGGTTGAACCAGGCGGTGATGTCGAGGCCGTGGACGACGCGAGCGTCCGAGATGATCCTGCGCGCGAGATCACGCGACTTGGACAGCGTCGCCTTCACGACATTCTCATCGTCTCGGGAGGAATATTTGAGATCCTCAAGCTCAGTTCGAACGACCTCAGTGTCGAAAAAATGCCTCATTAAGTGCTGTCTAACGGAGACTGATTCCAGCGCTATGATAAATTCAGCATAGAAAGGCTTTAAACTAAGAGCCCATGTTTGAAACTCTCGTTCAGTCATCCTTTTATTTTCAGCTGTTGACGACATGATGAAAAAGAAGCATCTGTCGGCCGCATCGTCAGGTGTCAACCCAATGTCCGGTTGGTTTGATGCAATCAACAAACGGGATGGAATATAATAGTCTTTTTGGTGGCCGAACTTCACCTGTCCAGAGACGTGCTCAGAGCGAACAAGTTTTTTAATGCTATTGATCGACCCCCTTGACTCCAGCTTAACTTCATCTATGAATGTAATGAGCTTGCCTACAAACGGAGTGATCAAAAATTTGTTTTCCGTGAGCGCTGAAGCATCGGCCGATCCCGCCATGACGCCAAACATGGCCCGCATCAAATTGTCGCCAAAGGCTGACTTGCCGATACCCTGCCCGCCGACGATGATCGGGCAGACTTGCGGCTTGATCTCTGGGTGTTGGACAATCCATGCGACAAACTTTTTCAGCCACAGCATCTGCTCGTTGTTGTTCCTGGTGAGCAATCCCAGCATTCGATCCAGCATGCCTACTGCTTTCCGCATGATCGTCGGGTCCGGCGTGCCGATCGGCTTTATCTTGAAGCCAGAAAAGATGTTGAGCACCCGGTAATCGTCGGGCTGCCTCTCCTCGCCCTTCAGGAGGCCATACACGGGCGAGACGCGCACGATGGCTCCTGGCTCAGCGCCAGGGAAGAAGTCCTGCCGGGAGACGTCTGTGCGCAGCTGTGAGGCCGAGTAGAGCTTGAAAGGGTTCAGCGGCTTGTTATTGATGAAGACCGGCTCGTTTTCCCATAGGCGAATTAGATCTTCGTGCTTGTGTTGATAGGAATTTCCTTTCAACAACTCTTCTCGATCGAGATAGACGTGCTCTGAAGTGTCGAGCAGATAGCGCTCGCTCATTCGCTCGATCAGGTCGATATCGATCCCAGCTCGAAACGCGCGCCTAATTCCGATCTTGGCCTGGATTCCGAAGAAGGTTTCGATCGATCCCCAGCCAGCGACCGGCGCGTTGCGCTCGAGGCCGTCCATCGAATAGGTGAAAATTGAGCCTAAATCTTTTGGCGCATTTACCTTATCGATCAGGAACGTAATCAGCTCACCCGCGGTGAAGGCGTCCTCAATCGGCGACCAGCACACGCCCTCGAGGCTCTTGCCGCGGGAATTGATGTCGTGGCCCTCGACCACCAGCCGAGCGATCCAGCCACCCAGCGCCCTAGCAAGGCTCTCCTCCCATACGGTGAGCCCATCGAGATAGCTGTGAATCCAGTAAGCAAGGGTGGCAAAAGCGATAGCTCTACAAATACTTGCTACATCCGTGGCGCCGAGCGCTCGCGGTTCGAGATCCTCGAGCCCGATCTCGTTATTGTCAGTCGCGGGTTTTCCAAGTGGTCGCCAGACGATAGGCGCATTGCCGAACTTTGAACCTGGCAATGGCGAGCTGTCACGCCAGACCGGACGCGTCTTTGCCGTCGGCGGCAATGAATAGACGAGCTCGGTTTGAACCCAATTGCCAGCCTTGTCCTTGTAGCCCCGCGGCCAGCGGTCAGACCAGCGGTCAATCTTGTCCGGGTTTTCCACACGAAAAATGATCGAGGAGATGGGCTTGCCTTCGAGCCCAAAGGAAGCGCGCGCGTCGACCTTGAGAGAGCCAAAGGCGTTGAAAAGTTCGGTGATCCAAACGTCGTCCGGAGAATTGACTTTTAGCTCAACATAGCCGTCGACCAGCCGCACCCCAGCGTTGCGCGTGTCCTCAGCAAGAATCCAGTCTCCAATGTTGGTTTCGAGCTTTTCGGGAACGCGGAGCGCATCCTCGGAGCTCGAGACGCCGCTTTCGGGCTTGAGCCAGATCGCCGGGGCGTTGAGCCGGCGTTTGGTGATGAAATCTATAGTTAAAAATCGCTGTGTCTTTGTCAGACCGTCCATTGGATGCACCCAGTTCCGAATGAAAATATTTCTCCCCGTTCGGCCCGAATGTCAAACTGCTATGTGGACAAATGAATTTTTCGCTGATAAACGAGAGTAGGCGGACTTTCCATTGCACCTGGTTTCTCCGCCGTGAGAGGGCTCCCTGTCAGGCCACTTCAGGGGGCCCTCATTGCTTCCAAGATTTTGATGGCGTTATCGATGTAGCGGATCCAATCGACATTGAGGTCGATCGCCCGCGTGAATTCTGGCTCGAACATCTTGTACAGGTAAAGGGCTCGGTCCTCGATCCGATTGACGCGCCATTGCTCGCCTCTGAGCTGCAGCCACATGTGGGCGTCGTGCTGATGGCTGCCGCCGCGCGGTCGATCCTCGAGCAACCAACGCGGTGCAAAAATCCCAAAGGTCGCGAGGGCTATAATGCCGTCCGTCGACGGCGCTGGCAGCTTTTTGGCTTCGCCCCCCACTACGATCGGAGTCGCATGCCAGCGCCGCCAGTCACGCAGGGTCGCCGCAAAGCCCCATTCTGTAGCGCAAGGGTCCTCCGGCCAGCGGGCGCAATGGGTTTCAAACCGTTCGCGCCAATCAGGCTCCTCGAGCTCGAGCGCGCCAGCCTCTGCTGGAGTCTCAGCAGCCATAGGTGTGGCAATAGGCCGCGGTCCCGGCACCACCGACGAGCACGCCGCAAGACGAAAGACCAAAAGCGAGAACGACGATTAAGGCCAAGGACGGAAATGGCGTAACGAGCTCGACGAATTGCTGTTTCATTTCGGCAGTCTCACCCTTATCGCGTCGTCGTGTTGATGACCCAGAAATCGGCCGCCAGGTCGCTGTTGGCAACATAGTCGTAAGGCATCCACCCATAGCCATCCTGCCCCCAGGTCTTGCCCCAGCTATTGCGAAATTTCAACATTCGTTTGGCATCGTCATAACCAACTCCGACAACGCAATGCCCGCCGAGCAATTTCTCGCTCGATTTAGGCATGCCTAGAATGCCACTTTTGGCGACCTCCTTGCTCTCAAACGCTGTGTAGCAAGCGAAGCCAAACACAAACGGCTCGCCGCCCGCAATAGTGTCGCAGAAAAGGTCCATGATCTGATTCAGAGCCTCGTAACTCGTGACCATGTTAGACGCAGCGGCGGTGAAATCATGCGGCGCTGGCGAAACGGTAACCTTGTCGATATCGAACGGCCACTCCTCCTCGCTGCAAACACCGGGAGAAACGAGGCCTTTGATTCCATCTCGGACTTGCGCGCCGCAATCCGATGCGGTCGAACCCTCGAGCGCGCGTGCGTTCCAATACGCAAACAGTCGACTGGGCATCCAAACAGGGAATTTCTGCCGAATAAGATTGTATTGATAGATTCCAACGCAACCATTGCCGACGCAGGAACCGGTTTTCCCCTGATCGTAAACAGGCGGGAAAATTGGCGACAGGTCAAAACAGGGAGGGCGACTGATGATCGCAGGATGACGGTGACGCCGATACGTGGCATCCCGCCAGTCAGGTGTCGATTGTATCCAGCCGTACTTGCGATCAGTCACTTCGCTTTGGCGTCCCGAGCCGCATCTAGCTTGGCTGCGATCTGACGGCCAAGTTCATGGATCTTGTCGTGGAGCGTCCCGCCCTCAGCCTTGATGGCTTCCCAAAGGTCGTGCCACTGCTGCGGGATTGGTGGGTCAGGGTCTAGATTGTCAAAATCAGTAGTCGGCATGTTTAGGCTCCATTGTTCATGATCGCGGGAAGTTTTCAAACCACGCGTTGACCGCCGCATAATCCTCGGCGGAAACTTGGTAGGGACCAAGCCTCTGCGCGCCAAGGCCCCACGCGAAGCCGCCCGTCTTGATCGTCTCGGCCAGATTATCACCTGGCTGCGACGGCTCAAGATAAACGTCTTGCGTAAGGCCGCCGAGAAAATGGCCCGTTCCTTTCAGAACGCCGTTGACGATCGCGATATTCGTGAGCTGAATTGTGCTGTTTGTCACCGCTCCCGTGGTCTTGTCCTGTTTGCGCTCCGAGACTGACGCCTCCTGAGGCCCCATCGCCTGCGCCGAAATCTGATAGAGAAATTGGTCGTCGTGGGATTGGATGTTGACGATTTTGGCCATTTGCGCGCCTCACTTGAAATGAACGGTTACGCCGTGAACGACGACAGGGGCCGACAAGCGCATTCCCGGCACGGATGACATAGCTAGAGTCGCGATCGTCGCCTTCGTTTTTACCGCCGCACAAATCGCGTTGATCATCGCCGCTACGCTGCTTCCATAAATGGGAACGAGCTGCGCGATATCCTCCGCGATCGGACTTACCTGACAAGCAGCCTGGACGCCGGCGACAACCTGATTCTCGATGTTCGTGATGTCGCCCGCAACTGAGCCGCCGTTAGCGCAGCCCGTGAGGACCGCTCCTCCGCCAATCAGGGTGATGGGGATAACTGGAATAGATGACGCGCCCACTCCAAGGGCGGTGATAAGGCTGATGGCGATCTTGTTCATTTTCGTACCTCACGCCGTTCGAAATACCGGACCAGTAAGTATTGGACGAACTCGCACACCCGGCAAGGGCAAGTCCAAGAATGAGGATGGGAAGCTTCATCGAAACGCGTCTAACATGATGATTTGTCCCGGCCTGACGTCTCGATGCTCAAGCACTTTGCCGTCAGCCGTACGCGAGATTGTGATATGATGAACGCCGGGAGGAACAACCCAGACCGCCGGCTTGATGATCTCCGACTTGCGATTCGTGATCACTTGTCCGATCTTGCTCTTGCCGCTCATTTCGCTCGTCGCTTTAGTTCTAGGCTATTCTCTCGATTAACCGCCTCGATCATTTCAGGCGTGACAAATTGCCGCCACGCTTCGACGACGCCAAGCTTGCGAATGACCTTCTCGGCTTCCGCGGTGACGTCAAGCTGTTCGCCATTCTTCAGACGGGGAATCACTCGCTTGTAATAGATGGTGTTTTTCGAGCATTTGAAAACGCGCATGAGCACAGGGACGCGCACACCCTTGCGCTTGAACAGCGCAATGGCCACCCGTTCATCACGAGTGAGCCACCGGGCCGCGCGCTTGGTGCGGAAGATCAGAGTCTCGTCGAGGTCGACCATCTTCCTTTATGGGTACAATTAGCGGTCCCAAAGGTCAAGAGGCCTACCGAAAGCGCGGGCGATCGCCTTGCGCGCGTCAAGGGGCGTTTCCCGGGCCACAGGAGGCCGCTGGCTGGCCTCCTCGGTCGCGATGGCTCTTTCTGCCTCCTGAAGGGTTTTGCGGTCCAGCGCCCTCCGTTGAGCGCCGAACCGCGATTGCCAGGTGTTCCGCTTCATCGCAGCAAATGTCCGCGACCGCTGTCGATCATAGCCGTACGATATGACGGGGATTCGTCCGGCGGCCGGGACGCGCGCCACCTCTGCAGGTCTTCCTTGACGTCAAGGCAATGGACGCGATCCAGGCTATCGACCGCGAACTTGAGCGAAACCAGCTTCGACGTAAGCGCGGCCATAAGTGCGCTGCGGATTAGGCCACCCTTGGGCGCGGCCTTGTAGCTGTCCATGCCAAGGGCGATGTCATGTGCGACCTTTTCGACTTGGCGAGCGAGCGTTTGGGCATCAGCGTGCACAGTGATCCTCCCAGTTAATGAAATCGAGAACGTGTAAGGCGTCGGGAAACGAAAACGGTCCGCGCTCATGCAGAATGCGGGCCGTCGAATGCCAGTCCTCACGCCAATCATAATCGAGCGCGCCGAGAATGGCGCGGGCGTCCTTAGCGAGCATGAAGGTTCGATCGCGTTCCTCCAGGTCGCGCTTGGCGGCGGCAGTAAAAGCTTCGCTCATTTGTCAGCCCTTTGTTGCACCTGAGTTTTGCAGCGCGGGATTGCGCCGGGGATCTTCGTTGTGTCAGCGGGAGACCCAGTCGGTGATTGGAGTGACCGCCGGGGCGTCCGCGTTACCGTTACTCCCGCTGACGCACCACACATACGCTATCCCGCGCGCTTGATCAAGCTGGCAGTCATAGTTTCCATGAGCTATGATGGTCACATGCATAGGATTTGATAGTAAACATACGCTCGTTCATGCGCCTGCTTCTGTTCGCGCGTGAGCGTGCGGCTGTAGCGCTGGCGATAGTGCCACGTCATTAGATGATTGCAGTGCAGCATTGGTTTGACCCTTTCTTGTTGGCGTCCCGGTCCCCGAATTAGCTTCAATATCGCCTTCAAAGGCAATCAGATGGTCTTGAATGGCGCGGATATGGAATGTCCTCATCGCGGCGTGTCCTCTTCAAACGTGCGCCGCCGGCCATCGATGGCTCGCATGACAATCACGCGCCGATCGCCAGCGGGATAGATGAAGAAACGCCAGCCCTTTGGTCCTTTGCCTGTCCAGGTCGGCGGACCGTAAACGCTGAAGCCTTCGGGATCGTCAATGACCGCATCGGGCGTTTTGAGGGTAAGGAGCTCACGCCGCGCGGCCCGCAACCGGTCTATGATCTCAGGGGTGAGATAGCGCTCAACAAAGTTCGCCTCCCCAAGCCAATGCAGCTCACTCGCGATAGAGGCGTAACGGCCGCCAATGCGCGAGTTGATGATCTGGCTCACTGCGGTTTTGGATATCTCAAATGCCCGCGCGATGATCGCGCTGCTCACCTTGGCGTTGTTCACCCGCGCCGCCCGCACCCCACACTGCTGGGTAAAAGTCAGCTTCCGACCGCTAGCCGACCGATCATCCTCAAGCTCACGTAAGGCTTCTGTTATTTCTGTTATGTTCATGTGATGTGTCCTGTCAATTCTAGTGTGGACACTTCTCTTACCATCATTCCATTATTTGACAAGGGGCTTTTACGCAGGCGAGAAAAAAGGGGGCGAATTTTGTTTATTGTTCTAGGGGTTGCGCTTTGCGGCGGCCTGGGGGAACGGCTACCCCCCTGGTCGCAATAATAAACGGTCGATTACGAACAGTTTACATGCCCCCCAAGAATGAACATGCATGCTAGCATGTTAAAACATGCTAGCGGACTGTGACCGAGAGCGTGACGGATGCCGGCGAACCAGGCGTTAATTCACCGTTAATTCAATCCAACGCGGCGGCCTATTATCTTTGACATATCAATAGCTTGGGATGACGATATGATTAACATAGTGTTAATCCTTACGCTGTTCTCTGTCCACCCCTAAGCCCGACGCGCGCCGCGGCGGCGGCTATTGGCAGATCGATTGAGGCCCCCCATCCCTAGGCTCTCTTTAGGGGGCCCCGGGCCGGGGTGTTGCGCGATCGAGCTATCTGGACAAGTACGTCCCACTTTGCTAAGGGATGGTAATGGAAATTCCCTTAAATTATGATCCTATCACAGGGATATTGACCTGGAAATTCAGGTTAAATATGCCCAATAAGTGGAATGCGCGGTTTGCGGGGAAGATTGCGGGACACTTAGATTCTGAGGGGTATTGGAGGGTTGAGTGGAGAGAAGGTGGGGTCCGCCATCGTCATCCTGTAGCGATTGTGATTTGGGCGATTATGACTGGATCTTTCCCTGATCACGAGGTTGATCACGAGAATCGTATTGCGAGCGACAACCGATGGAACAACCTTCGGGCAGCCACGCGATCGGAGCAGACTCAGAACCGGGAGCGGCGTAAGCCTTTCCTCTATCCCGTTGGCGTCAAGAGATGTTACAATCGCTATCAGGCGTCCATCGCGATCGACAAAAAGAGGATTTATTTAGGGATGTATGCGACGGCGGAAGCGGCGGGACAGGCTTATCTTGCTGCGCGGGAGCTTTATCATCCTCGGAGGCCGAATGGATAAACCCCCTTATTTGACCGTTGTTGACAACGACGCTCGGCCGAGTGAAGACGCTGAATTTGTTCCATTGCCCTTCTATAGTTGGGCCGAGCGGCCGCACACGCTTCAGTTGGACAGCGACGAATGCGCGACGGCGATTCACATCGCCCACGGCGACGTCATAGCTGCATCCAATCTTCTCAAGGTCCCTCCCATTCGGCTAACACGGCTCATTCGCGCCAGCCCGCGTCTTCAACGTGTCCTGGAGGAGAGCCTCACGGTGACGCTGGCCAAGGCTGCGAGCATTCCGATTAGCACGCTTTGGGACGAGCAGGCGGATGCTCGGCGGCTGGAGTGGGCGGCGACGGCGGTTTTGAAATCTCGTCTTGCGCGCGATCATCCTCTTGCTCCGGCTCCTCCTTCCTCACTGACCTCTCTTCCCGCCAACGCCACGGGAACTCTCGTCCTGCACTGGGGCAAGCCGCCCGACGACCCAACGTCGGATCCGCCCGATGCCGGATGAAACCGTCCCTGAGCGGCACATTTACGTCGGCTATGTACCGCGGCCGCATTTTGAGCCGCTTCACAGCTCCACCAAAAGGTGGATATTTGTCGTGGCTCACCGGCGTGCGGGGAAGACGGTTGCGTTGGTCAATCATCTCATTCGGGCTGCCTCCATTCACACCCGCCAAACTCCTCCTCCTCGCTATGCCTACATTGGCCCCAGCTTCGATGCGGCGAAGGATCTGGTGTGGCAGTATTTGAAGGCTTACACGGAGGCGATTCCGGGCATGAACTTCCTCGAAGGGGAGTTGACGTGCATTTTCCCGAACCGGGCGACGATTCGGCTTTATGGAGGGGCTCTGGCTTATGAACGCATGCGTGGAATCTATCTCGACGGGGCCGTCCTCGACGAATACCCCCTACTCCATCCAAGTGCATTCACGTCTGTCGTTCGTCCTTGTCTTGCTGACTATCGTGGTTTTGCGATTGTTTCAGGGACGGCGGCTGGCGAGGATCATTTTCACGCTCTGAAGTTGCGCGCGGAGGGCGACGTGACGTGGGATGTGTTCGAGATTCCGATCACTGCGACGGGGGAGAGCGCGCTAAGTCCTGCTGAGGTTGCGGAGATGGGTCGGGACATGCCGGCGGACGAGTTTGCGCGTGAGATGCTGTGCAGTTTCGACGCCCCGCTCGAGGGGGCGTACTATCAGGACGCGTTGAATGCGTTGCAGACGGCTCAGCGCGTGGCGCGCGTGCCGCCGGATCTGAATGCGAGTGTGTTCACGGGGTGGGATTTGGGCATCAGCGATTTTCAGTGCATTTGGTTGGGTCAGATGGCGGGTCGGGAGGTTCATTGGATCGACTACATCGAGGACAGGGGCAAGAAGCTGAGTCATTACGTCGACGAGCTCTCGAAGCGGGCGGAGAAGGGCGGATTCAGCTATCGGGCGCATTTGCTGCCGCATGATGTTGCGGCGCGGGAGCTAGCGACGGGCAAGAGTCGGCTTGCGGAGCTGTCGGAGCTCCTTGACGCGCCGGTGATTGCGGTTCCGCGGCATGATCCGGCCGATGGGATTGCTGCGGTGCGGGGCGTTTTGGGTGTTTCTTGGTTCGACGAGACGAAGTGCCGGCGCGGGCTAGCTCGGCTGCGGTCTTATCGGCGTGGGAAGACGGGGACGCCGGTTCACGACGACGCCTCACACGGCGCCGACGCCTTTCGGACGGCTTGTGTTGGCTTGCCGATGATTTCTGGGCTACAGAGGCGTGGTCCGCTGCGGCGCAGGATCCGCGGCTTGGTTTGAGGAGACGAACATGGTTGAAGAAGGCGCACAGACGGTTGGGGTCAAGACGACCATGACCGCGGATCTCGATGTGATCCCGGCGAAGGACTACCGCGACCGCGTTCATTCGACTGAGGACGACATCAATTTGCTGATTGCGCTCGACGAGCCCGAGCTGGTGGTGCGGGCGTTACTGAGGGTGGCGGAGAGAAACGGCGGCGAAAAGTGGACGACTTTAGCGGCGCTTCTTCGCCAGGCTGATGTGATGTTTGAGGATGAAAACAAGCCCTCGCGTTGAGATTGTCGCAAAAGGTGCTAGGGGTCCCGTCGTGCCTCAGAAAGCGAAAGATATACCGATGGCTGGTCGTTGGCCGTGGGATCCCCCGTCGCCCTCATCTTTTGAGAAGAATGTGGAGAGCGTTCTGAGGCTTATTCTGCAGAAACTGGAGAAAATCATGGCTACGCTGGACGATGTTTTGAAGGACGTAACGGACGAGACGACTGCGATTGCGTCGATTTCGACGCTGATTCAGGGTCTGCGCGATCAGATCACTGCGGCTGGCCTGTCGCCGGCCGACCAGGCGAAGGTCGACGCGATTTTTGCGACTGCGGAGTCGAACAAGGCGGGGATGGCGGCCGCGCTGGCGGCGAATGTTCCGCCTCCGACGCCGACCGCGTCTCGCAGGTAAGGATAGACGCCAAAAGCCAACGGCGGTTGCGCCGATCGCCGTTGGCTCCTAATTGGTACGGTAGAGAATATGACCGATGGGACCGAAGACTACTTAAAGCGCATGCTCGATCCGATTGTGATCATCACGGCGCTAGCGGCGCTCGTCGCCATTGTTGGATCCTATTTTACCCTGAGCAATAGGTTAGAAGATCATATTAGGAAGGACGCTGAATTAGAAAAGCGCCTTGAGAAGCTTAACGCTGTCGACGATATTGCTGCGGCTGATCTTAAAGGATTCAAGGACCTGTACGTAACAAAGCACGCCGACCTGCAGAAGGAGCTTGAGGGCTCGATTGAAAATAACAGAGCCAGGATCGACAGCATTTCCGCCCGCATCGGCCTTATTGAGCAGTCAGTTACGGCCATGTTGAAGACCGAGGCTGACCGGGGAATGCAGAACGATTCTCTATGGTCGAAGCAAGTCGACACGAACGCGCTGATCAACGCTGAGGAGGACGCCACCAAGCAGAACTTGGCCGTGTTGCGCGCCGAGCTTGATGGTATTCTGCTCGCGCATGAGCGCGGAGAGGCATATAATCCGAAACCTAGTCCTCCTCGTTGAGGGTAATTAAAATGAACAGCGACCAGCTCACCGGCGTTCTTAGGGCTTTCATTCCAGGCATCACGGCCTTGTTGGCGGTCTACAATATTGGATCTGAAAGCCAAAACGCGGTTTTGGCGACACTTGCCGTTAGCTGTATTGTCGGCCTCTGGTCCATGCACACGAACAAGCCAGGAACTGTCATTGCCCCAACGTCTCCTGCGGTGGTGATCACCAAGGAAACCCCTGCGGCGATCGTGACCATCACCTCGGAGGGAACCTCGGTGGAGAAAAAATGACGCGGCTTGCCGATGGGCGCGCAAAGCGGTAGGACTGAGGGATGAGCATCCTCGAGCGACATGCGGACAAGTACACGCCTGAGCGTAGAAACGAGTGGAATTCTCGGAGATATTCCACATGACTATTGAGAGAATATTCGCACATTTTAAGTCGCAAGAGAATCCGGCGACCTCGACTTACAATCCAGGAGATCCAGAATCTTACCGCAGCTTCGTTCATATGATGATGACCGATTGCATTGACTATGAAAATTCTATTCTTGCAGTAGATAGATCTGAAGCACAATTATATTATTACGGGTTCGAGCCTCGGATGGGGCCATATGAGCCTTACCAACCGTATATCGGAGAAGATCCACTCTCCACATTGGGGGAAATACTAGACAAGAACGAGGACAACCAAGCAAATCGCTCTACGTTTGTTTCGACAGACGTTAGGGATGCTGTCATGATGATGTTGCCATCTTTAGTTAGACTTTTTGGCGCATCGTCACAGCCGGTATTTCTGGTTCCGCGCTCGGAAGCTCAGGTGATCGAGGCCGAACAGGCGACCGATTACGTCAACTACACCTTTTGGAACGACAATCCTGGATTTTTGATCCTCTATGGCGCGTTCAAGGACGCGCTGACGGTCAAAACTGGGTTTGTGAAGTGGTGGACCGACGACCACAAGGAACAGCAGCGCAAGACGTTTCTCAACGTCACCGCAGACGACATCCAGTCGGTGCTCTCGAACGATCCGAGCGCGAGGATCTTCGAGATTGGAAATCCGGTGAAGTCACCTCCTGTTCAACCTCTTGCTGGTGTGGCGCCGGCAGGACCGGCGTCTCCGTCTGCCGCGGGGGCGATGGGGACGCCGGGGACGCCTCCGCCTGGCCCGCCTCCTGGCCCGATGGCGGGGGCGCCCATTCCGTCCATGCCTGGTTTGCCGACGCAGCCACCGTCGCCGGTCTTCGACCATGTGGTGATTGAATTCGAGATCTCGAAGCCGAGGATCAAGGTCGCCGGCGTTCCTCCGGAGGAAATGCGCATTGATCGCTACGCGCGCACCTTCCGTGACAGCCGGATCGTCGGCCATGAGCGCATCGTGCCCGTCGATCAACTGATCGAGATGGGATACGAACGAGAGCTTTGCTTGGAACACATCCAGACCGCTGAATCGACCTTCACCACTGAGCCGCAGATGCGCAATCCCGGCCGCTTCATGGGCTCGAGGTTGGGCGATGGCGTCAAATATGGTGAGTGGTATGTCAAGATCGACCGCGATGGCGATGGATCGCCCGAGCTTCGATACATCTGCACGATGGGTCCCAATCACGAGATCGTCGCCGATGAGGACGCCAACCGGATCAAGTTCGCGCTTTTTTCGTGCGATCCGATCTCGCACACTATCGTCGGCGACTCTCTCGCCGACTACACCGAAGACATTCAGCGCATCAAAACGAACATGATGCGCTCGGTGCTGGACAGCGCGGCGGAGGCGATCAATCCGAAGACGGTGATCAACGAGCTCACGGTGAACGTCGACGAGGCGATGAGCGATGATCTCGGCGCGGTGATCCGGACTCGGGGTGATCCCTCGGCTTCGGTCATGTTCACTCAGACGCCGTTCCTTGGTCAGCAGATGCTGCCGATGGTGCAGATGCTGAATGAGGTGCTGCAGCGGCGCACAGGGTTATCCGACGCTGCCAAGGGGCTTGATCCGAAAGCGCTGCAATCTTCGACCATGATCGGCGTCGAGGCGGTGATCAACGGGGCCCAGGAGCGCACCGAGTTAGTCGCGCGCGTGCTCGCCGAAACAGGGTTCAAGGATCTGTTTAACGGTCTCTACAACGAGATCTGCGAGAACCCGAACCAGCAGCGAACGCTGAAGATCCACGGAAAATTCGTTCCTTACGACACCGGTACATTCGACGCCTCGATGGGTGTCGAGGTCAATGAGAACCTCGGCAAGGGGTCCGACATGACGCGGATGATGGCTCTGGCCGGAATCAAGCAGGATCAAGCTGCGATCATTGCGCAGTATGGGTTTCAGAACCCAGTCGTTGGCATCCCTGAGATGTTGAACACGATCACCGACATGCTCGCGCTCGCCAACGTCAAAAACGTTGGCCGGTATTTCAAGACGCCGACGCCGCAGCAGATCCAGGCGATCACCGCGCAGCCGAAGACGCCAGACGCGATGACGATGGCGGCGCAAGCGCAGATGGAGAAGGTTCGCTCCGACACCGCGAAGGCGGTCGGTCAGCAGAACATCGACACGATGAGAATCAAAACCGAGGACGACTTCAAGCACAAGGAACTTCAGGCGAAGACCGCATATGATTTCCAGAAGCTGTCCCTCGAGGGTCAGAAGATGGGCATCGACCAGCACACCAAGCTGGCGCAGATGGCGAGCCAGCTCATGAAGGACCAATCCGACCAGGAAGGGCAGGATCAGGAGAATCAGCTTGCTCTGGCGCAGGCGCAGCAAGAATCGGATCTGAAAGGACAACAGGCGCAGAACGACATGGCGATCGCCCAGCAGAAGGCCGCCGCGGCGCACGCGCAGGGGATGCAGAAAGCGGCATCTGACCACGTTCAGGGTCTAGCAAAGATTATGTCGTCGCATATGCTCGGTTCCGCGAAAGTCGCTTCGCAGCACGCGCTCGGCGAGCAGGCCAATGAGCTGCAGGGCGCTGAGAAATGAACGAGATTCCGCGCATCAAGCCTGAAGTTCGCAAGGAGCTAGCGCGCGATGCGCGGACTTTGCTCGACGATCCTGCCGTAAAGGCGGCGATCGCACTTATGCGCGCGCAATGGTACAGCGAGCTGCTCGACCCGAAATTGGACATGTCGGGCGTTTATGAGCTGAGGGCAAAACTCCAGGTACTGGACGCGTTCCCGAAGCTTTTAGAGAAATTCGTCAACGACGAGAGGATACATGGCCGAGGGAATTGACGGCGAGGCGGGCATGTTTGGCCGCGAGATTGCGCCAAGCGTCGAGCCTCGCGATCAGCGCGGAAAGCCGATCGTTCAGACCAACAATCCAGTGCCCATGTTCTCGCCTCGAGAAGTCGAAGGCGATCCGATCACCGGCGACACACGCGACGGCGGCGATGACGACAGATTTCGCGTGCGGGAAAGGGAGATCGCAGATGGCGACGAAGATAGCACCAGGGGGCGCACTGAAAACCGCAAAGACGTGGCGAAACCCGCTACCGACGAAGAATACGAGCCAGAAGGACGTGAGCAAGAAGTCGAAAGCGAGCTGCAGCCCGTCGATGAAGAGCAAGGACAAGTTCTAGACGACGGCGAAAAGCACGAGATTGTTATCGACGGCAAGCGCCTCGAGGTTACGACCGCCGAGGCGCTCCGTGGCTATATCCGCCAAGCGACTTTCCACAATCGAATGGCGCAGATAAACCAGCAAAGCCAGGAACTCGAGGCTTTTCAAGCTCAGATTCAGCAGAACTGGAATTGGTGGCAGGCCGCGCGTGCCGCTTACGAGGAAGATCTCGCCGCCATGCTCCCGAAGGAGCCGGACTGGGATCAAGAATTCGCCGCTAATCCGGCGAGCGCGCGGATGCAGCAGAAAATATTCCATGCGCTGTACACGAAACTTAACCAGTCGGCGCAGGTGAGGGCTCAGCGCCAAGCGGCGGACGCCGCCGAAGAAGATAGACGGCTGAAGAAATATGCTGTAGATGGTTATTCCAAATTCGTCATGGATCACCTCAAGGATATCCCTGACGAAAAGGCGTTGGAAAAGAATATCAGGTCGATGAAGCGCACTGCAGCAGCCAGTGGCTTCAGCGAACAAGAGATCGCCACCGTCTTCGATCCACGGATGCTCGACATTCTGTGGAAGGCCAGTCGATTCGATCGGATGACGGCGGCTCCCCTCAAGGCCGTCATTCCAGGCAGAGGGAAAACGTTGACTCCCGGTTCCGCTACCCCCCTGAGCAATATGGGGAATGGGCGCCGCAAGAGCCTCGACGACGCACAGCGCCAATTGGCGACCAGCGGCCGTCTCGATGACGCCGCAGAAGTGTTTCGACGAATGCTCTAACCCGGGAGATCCCCAGTGCCTAAAGTCACGCAAGCCTTTACGTCTTACAGCGCAACGGCCAACAGAGAAGATTTGGCTAATGCGATCTACAACATCGATCCGTTCGACACGCCGGTGATGTCGGCGTCGAAGCGGCGGAACGTCAAGAACCGCATCTTCGACTGGCAGACCGAATTCCTGCCGGCCGTCAATCTCTCCAATGCCCAGTTCGAAGGTTTTCAGCTCGGAAACCCGGTGGGTGGCGCCTCGGCGGCGACGCCGACGACCCGGCTCAACAACGTCACTCAGATCTCGATGCGCGACGCCACCGTCTCAGGCTCGCAGGAAGAGATGGACGCGGCGGGCAAAGGCTCGGAAATGGCCCACCAGATGGCGCTGATCGGCAAGGTGCTGAAGAGCGACATGGAGTCGATCGGATGCGGGCGCAATCCGCGCATCACCGGCGACGACGCGGGCCCGACTGCGCGCCAGACCGAGGCGATTTCGCACTGGCTCGGCCGAGCGACCAACAAGGCCGCGGCCGTCAATGGCGCGATCGCGCCGGGCACGGTCACCGCGGGCGTGCCGGTGCTATCGACTGACGCTTTCGCCGCGGTCGCCGGCGGCTCGCAGGTGTCTCTCACTGAGCAGATGCTCGGCGACGCCATGCAGCTCGCCTACACCAACGGCGCCAGTCCCAACCTCTGGGTTCTGCCGCCTGGGCCGCGCCGCACCGCGTCGACCTTCGTCGGCCGGTCGACCACCCAGGTCCTGGTGGGCAAGACCGAGGTCCAGTCGACGATTGACATCATCGCGACCGATTTCGGCCGAATCAAAGTTATCCCGTCACGCTGGATTCCGACTGACGTCGGTCTCCTGCTCGATCCTGACTATGTCGCCTATTCGTTCTTCCGCGCTTTCCGACAGTACCTTATGGCTCGCGTCGGCGACGCCGAGACGAGGATGATCGTCGTCGAGTGGGGCATCGAGATGCGCAATCCGTTGGCTCACATTTTGTTCAACGGCATCAAAGCGTAAAAGAGCGTGGGCGAGCAACGGCGGCGCTATTTGGCTCGTGATGGCGTCGCCAAAACGATGATCTTCGATCCGGACGAGCCGGATCGGTTCGCGATCGAGACGTTGCAGGACGTCGAGCCGATCATCGACGGGATTGCGCGCGACCGCGAGATCATGGCGCACAATGGCCCGAATAAGGTGCTCGCTCGTGTCCCGCGTTTCATTGCCGAGGATCTCGATCATCGCGGGATTCTGCACGACGAGGACGCGATGAAAAAATGGTTGAATTCGCCGGAAGCAGCGGTCTGGCGGATCTGGCGAGGAGCGGTTTGAATGGACAGGATCCCCCTCTCGATCGTTCTGGCGCTCCTCGCCTGCTCACCAGCCATGGCTCAGAACTATCAGCCGTCACTGGTTATTCCGGTCGATTGCTCGAAAGCGATTGCTACCACCAATGTTGCAGTGACCTTGCTCACTGCGGGTCAAGCGCCGCACGGATTCCGGATCCAAAACATCGATACGTCTGAGCCCGTTTGGTTCTCATTTACCGGCACCGCGGTTGCAGCGGCGCTAGGCTCATTTGTTCTGCCTCCAGGAGCGGTGACGACCTTCGTCGGTGCGGGCACGTTTGAACCAGGCTATGGTTTTGGCACTGGCAGCGCTTTAAGCGCGGTTGCGACGACCGTCGCGCATAAAATCTCATGCTCTTACTGGTGAGGCGGCAATGGCGAACACCAAGAAAAGTGGCTCTTTCCACGGCAAGTCGAACAAGCTCGGTCACGGAGGCCGGGCGGCGCAGATGAAGGCACAGGGCGTTCCCGGCGCAGTCATCGGCGCGATTGCGCGTTCTAAGGGGGCAGCGCCGGGCGGACCGAACTATCATGGGGGCAAGCGAGGAAAGTGACATGTCCACCGGTCTTCTGTTTTGGGTGATCATGATCATCGGAGTCCTGCTTTATGGATTCGCTTGGTACAATCCTGATCCAAGGTTCGCCCCGTTTCCGAACGTTGTTCTTTGGATCCTGCTCGCTCTCTTGGGTTGGGCGGTGTTTGGGCCGGAAATCCATGCCTAAGGTTTGCTTGTCGAGCCAACCCTCCCTTTTTGCCAGCTTCAGCTGCGTGACGGTTTTGGATGTCCTTGTCAGCCCAGCGGCAATTTCCTGGCTCGTAATTTCCGTTATTGTCGATGCGGTCCAGCGTGGTTTTTGGAGGCCGTTCACCCATGTCGGCGAGGAAGTTGTCGAATGTTCTCCAGCGTTCGCAAAAGGTGATTCCCCTACCTCCGTAATTCTCAAATCGGTTTCGCTTTGGATTGGTGCAGCGTTGCTTCATTCCAACCCACGACTGATAGGTTCGCGAAAATCCTCCCTTCCAAGAATGGCCGTGCCTGAGATGGTTACTGTTCCCAAAGGGAGCGGCCATGACTGATTTCTCCGATCTAAAGGCGCAAATTGCTGACTATGCTAACAGACAAGACTGGTCCGATGTCCTTGTTACGGGCTTTATAAGGCAAGCAGAATCAAAATTCAACGCCGAGCTCCGCATCGACCGAATGATCAAGACGGTCGAGGGCACGGTTGCCGGCCGATGCGCTGAGCTGCCCGACGATTGGCTTGAGATGGAGTTCGTCTCGATCGCCGACGTCAACTACCCCAACAATTGGCGACCGATTCGCTATATGCCGCGCGATGAGTTTTTCCGTTCGCCTGACACGGCGGCGAACACTCGGGTGTCGACCGATGGCAAGTACACGCTCGAGGGTCGGGTGGTCACCTTTGGCGGCAAGCCGGACCTGATCAACGGGGTCAAATTCCAGCTGATCTATTTCAGCGAGGTGCCCGTCTTAGCCGACACTCAGCAGAGCTATATCTACACGAAATATCCGTCGCTTTACCTATACAGCTCGCTAATTTTCGCTGATTTGCATGCGGTTGGCGAGGAACAGAACGCGGCGAATATGAAGAGCCTCGCCGACGACATCATCATGAAGCTCAATGCAGCCTATTTGCGATCCAAGGCGAGCGGTTCTAGGCTTGCGCGTTCTAGGCGACGGTCTTTTGGTTAGGAGAAGAACATGGTTGGTCTAACAGGTGTCGGTGAGCCTCTTGTCATCACCGCTTTGATCGCTGGAACGCCATTCATCAGTTTGCACACGGCGGACCCCGGCAACACCGGGGCGAGTGAGGTCGCTGGAAGCTCCTATGCCCGCGTAGCGCTTGGCACCAATTCTAATGCAGGCAACAATCCGACCGTGATGTCGAACACAGCGATCATCACCTTTCCCACGGCGACGGGATCTTGGGGAACGATCACCCATTTCGGCCTTTGGGATGCTGTTACGGCCGGCAATAACCGCGGCTCGGGCGCGCTCACTACGGCCAAGGCGGTTAACAACGGCGACACGGCGCGGTTTGCGATCGGGGCGTTGACCATCACGGTGAATTAAGGCTAGATGCGTGACTCCCGCCCAAACCACTTATTACGCACCCCTGGTTGCCGCGTGGAATAGCGGGACGCAGCCACCGACTGGCGTCACCGGCGCGGCGCTGCTCGGCGGTGACACGACTGCGCAGAAGATCGCCAAGGTCAACGCTTGGACGGTTACCGGGTCTGTTCCCGCATCGATGGTGTTCACCGGATCGCAGTTGGCGAACTGCATCAACTTCGCCGAATTTTTCGCGCTCGCCGCGGCGGCGCAGACTCAGGTGATGCAGCTATGTGCCCTGCCTGGTCCGCTCCTCGGGGGCAGCGCGAACGTGGCGTTTCTTCCTGTAGGGGTGATCCTAAAGTACTTCCCCGTTGCGGGCCCGACCGTGGCAGCGCTAACCGCGCTCGCGCAGGGGACCGTGCAGCCGTGGTGGCAGTCGGTGGGGCTCAACGGACAGGTTAGCCTCAGCGACACAACCATAGCGGGGCTCACATGAGCAACAACTGGATAGCTGGTAGTGGCCAAGCCCTCACGATGGGGGTTGCGTTCAACGCGACCGACATCACGACTTCGCTTCCGACCAACGGCCAATCGGTGCTCTCGACCGTCACCATCGCTAACCAGACGGCGCTCGACAAGCTATGCGATCTCTCGATCTCTCTGACCATCGCGTCTAGCACGATCGTGGCGGGAGCGAACATCGCTTTCTGGATCGCCGAGCTCGCGGCGGACAATACGATCTACGGGGATGGGCAATTGACCGCAGGTACAGTCGCGACGCTTACGCCCGCCTGGGCTCCGGTTGGAGTGATCCCACTGTTCGCCGCTGCCGCCCGAACGACATTGATTGGAACTCTTCAAGGCATCGTGATCCCTCCGCGCAGCTTCAAGTTCATTTTCCAGAACAATAGCGGGTTTACGCTGACCAACACGACCACACTGATCGACTACATCACTTACAATCCGTGATCCGCGATGGCGGTCGTCAACCTGCCGGTCAGCCTTAGGAACCCTCTACGCTACCCAGGCCGTAGGGCAGGGTACGATCCTAGTCATCCACTGTCCAACAAATTACTATTTTCCGGAGTTGCCCTTAGCGCTGGCGGCGGGTCATTCATCAATCTATTGAATGGTCATTCTGGAATAATAACAGGTGCGCCTACAACCGCAATAAACGGGAATATAGGACCGTCATATGTAGGCGCGTCGGGAGCATTTAGCGCATTTTCGGGAGTAGCTGCGCCAATACTTCACGGTGATGTGACGATCGCCGCCATTGTCATGCAGACTGGTGGGTCTGCTGCTGTCGGAACAGTATACGTTACCTCTAATAACTCATCTGTTGGGTGGGCGTTAAAGACAAGCAGCTTGCAGGTTCAGCTCGTATCTGCTGGAATTGGCAATATTTCGTCCGGTATCAGCTTATCCCTCAATGTTCCTTATTTTGTAGCGGCGAGCTGTACCGGATCGACAGGCACGACGGCGGTGTTCGTTGTCGTCAATCTTCTTACGGGACAAACCAAAACTGCGACTGTGGGAGGCTTGCAAAACTTCGCTGGCACGACGACACAGACACTTGGATACGACAATTTCAGCACCGATTATTGGCTGGGCAACATTGCAGCCGTAATGGTGAGCGGGAGCTTTACTCCCCTTACTCAGCTCCGTTCTGTGGCGCAGCGTCCGTGGGACTTCTGGCATCCAGTTACTCTAGACAATTTAATTGCCATAAAACCTCCCGCAGGCGGAGCGGTCGACTTAGCCGGAGACATTTCGGTCATTCCAGTTTTTGCCGCCGACACTGCCAATCTGCTAGCGGAGGTAGGCGATCTCTCAGTTACTCCGACATTCGCTGGCGAGACGGCCGACCTGTTTGCTCTTGTCGGCGACCTGGCCTCGTCGATCACCCTTGCCGCTGACGTCGCAGTCTCTCCGGCACTCACGGGTGACATCGCTCCCGCGATTACGTTCTCTGCTGGCCTTACCTTCTTTCAGAATATGGGCGGAGATTTATCAGTTACGCCTGTATTTTCAGCCACTCCCACTGGAGCCGTTGATTTAGTAGGAAACTTGTCGCCGTCGACTGTGCTTGCGGCGGGCATTGCGAAGGTAGGAACCGCGGTCAGCATCTCGTTAGGCTCCACTGGTGCAGCGATTAACCCGAATTTATGGGGCGTCAATTATTCGTGGAATTTAGTTCCCCAAGCATCGTTTGCAGCTTGGAACACGATGTATGAAACGACCATTGGAGTAAAAAGTTATACTCACCCCTCTGGTTGGAACGGAGAAAATTATCTCTGGCCAACCAATACGATGAATGCCTGGAATAACTGGGTTCCCGGAACGGCTGTCGGCGAAGATGTCGTTTCTTTTGCTGCCGCCGTTTCCCCTGGGACAGTCACCAGCGTCCTCCCCATGGAGGACTACATCCTTGGCAACACCAATCCGGCGACGAGCGCTCCGTGGACGCTCACGGATATGGTCGCGAGAATTCAGGCCATCTTCACCGGCGGCTTTATTTCTGGGTCGGTTATTGGCGTCATCCTAGGCAACGAGTTCTGGAATTACGCGGGCGCGAATGTCCCAGCGACGCGAGCCACCTATCTGCAATCCTACTGCACGCTCGCCGCCAACGTCATTCCATGGATCCGGACAAATTATCCCAGCGTTAAAATCTACGTCACCGGCCAGTGGCTAGATCAGGTTGGCCCAACGTGGGTCTATTCGACCGATTTCGTAACTCTCAAAAACTCAATCAGCGCTATCAGCTCGGCCGCGTGGACCGCGGTCGACGGCATCGCCATCCACAATTATGCCGGCACGGACACGACGCTCGAGCATTGGGCTCAAATCGCGCCGACCGTCGCCTCGATCATCGCAGACACTGGCAAGACGGTCATCTCAACAGAGTGGGCCGCGACCAAAGATCGCACTGATCAGTCGAATGGAGAAAATTACAAGTTCGGAATTAAAAACACGCAAGTGATGCTGCTGATCGCTGATCAGATGGCGAAGTCTGGCGTGCAGGCGGCTTCGTTCTGGCCGGACGTCTTTGGCAGCGTCAACATAGCGATGGCTGACGCCGCGTTCTCCGTCGTGCAGTTTAATGGTCGATTGATGAATTGGATGGCCGGTCGGATCACCGGAACATATCTTAACGTAAACAATGGCGGGTACCCATCATTAGCCGCGCAAAATTCTGCCTCGACAGCGACCTTGATTTTTGCTGCTACGCAGGATGGACAGCTCAACGTCACGTTGGCGATGGGCTCTTACGCAAGCGTCACTGCTGCAACAGTGATGTACCATCCCACGCCAAACACAAATACGAATGATTACACGGCTCTAACTTCGACATTGCCGGTAACGGTGGCGGGCGGAAACGCCACCTTCAGCCTCAACGTCGGGGGAACGGGCCGCGGACCAGGGTGGGAAATTGCCATTCTCACTCTTCAGCAGCCTGTTACTCAGGATTTAGCGGGCAACCTTTCCCCCTCGATTGCGCTCGCTGGCGACACCGCGGACCTGTTCGCCGCAGTTGGCGACCTAGCCCCGCTGATCACGCTTGGCGCTGACCTTACCTTCTCGCGCGACCTCGCAGGCGATCTGTCCTCTTCGATCACGCTTGGGGCCGCCCTTACCTTCCCGCAGCCCCTCGTTGGTGACCTTTCCCCGTCGATCACGCTCGCCGGCAACACGACTGATCTGTTTGTCCTCGCCGGCGACATGGCTCCGTCGATCACGCTCACGGGCGAAACCGCTGATCTGTTCA